GAGCCTTCTGAATGGGGCCAATTCGAGCGCAACGGCTGGCGTCGTTTTCGCTTCAGGGACGCATAGTTCCGAGATCATCATCGCTGACTGCTACCTGAACGGATTTGGAACCGGGGTAAGCTGGGGTTCGTCTGGGGAGATGACCTGGACGGGCGGCAGTATTATCGTAGCCAACGACGGTCATGCAGCGGGTCATGTGGTCACTGGTGCGGGTCAGCCCGTATATGGGGGTTTCTATCACGTTCAGTTCAATCTCGGTGGCAACACGGCGGCACCTCCGGTTATCACGGTGGCGTCCGGAGCTTATGGGGTCAAAATTGTTTCTCCATTTATTACGAATGGCACATTGGCAGGTGCCTGGATCAGTCTTCCGGGGGGTACAACCAACAACCAAGTTGACATTATCAACACGCATGGTGTCAATGGGGGGGTCCTAACTGCGGCAACTGTCCAGACGCACTTCAACGAGAAGGTCTGGGTAACAAGTGACAGCAGTGTTGCTGTTATCGACGGTAGCCCATCGGCGTCGATTTGTGCCGAGTCCAGCACGTCTGGCACAGCAAGCGCGCAGAACGTTGCGCTCTGGCGGTCGGGCACTCAGATTGGCTCGTTGCGCACGGTCCCAGCCGGCGGTTACCAACCTGCCACGATCCTACAGACCGATCTCGCCAATGGTTCGCTCGTGCTGGCGCCCAATGGAACAGGCGCGTTCCTCGCTCAGGTGCCGGATGGGACAGTGGCAGGAGGCAACTCGCGCGGTGGGGGCGTGGTCGATCTTCAGACAACTCGAAGCAACGCATCACAGGTCGCCTCGGGTGGACGGTCGGCGATCGTCGGCGGCGGCAACAACTCGGCATCAAGCACGTTCTGCGTAGTAGGCGGGAACAGCAACAACGTCTCGGGCGGGACCTCGGTCGCTTTCGGGTTCGCCAATCAACTCAGTGGAGCGAATTCGTCAGCGCCGGGCGGAGCAAATGCAAATGACCGCGGACGCACCGGCGTGCTTGTGTGGAGTTCCAATACAAATGTGATCTCCGGCACGCAGCAGAGCGCCACGCAGATATTGGGGGGCTCGAGCAACGGCACCACGCCGGTAAGGTTGACAGCGGACGGTCAGCCGGCCGGCGCCGCGAACACTGTGAACATTCCGAGCAACACCGCTTATGCGGTACGCATCGTCATAATCGGGCGCCACGTCAATGCGCAAGACGTGGCAGTGTGGCGACTTGACCCAGTTGTTGTGTCGCGTGGCAGCGGGGCGAGTACCGTTACGGTTGTGGGTGGCGGCACGGCGATCGCGCCCGCGGCGTCGACCGGTGCAGTCACTGGTTGGTCGATCAGCGTGACGGCTGACACCACGAATGGCGGCCTGAACATCACCGGCACCGGTGTCTCCGGCTACGTGATCGACTGGACCGCCGAGGTGAGCGGACCCGAGGCCGGATAGCGCAGGCCGCGCCGGTCGCAAACAGGAGAGAAAGACAGATGCCGATCGTCCAAGCGGGCGCGATCAACACGACCGCGCTGGTGGTGCCCGATCTCTATGTGCAGATCGTGCCACCGCAGAATCTGGTGATCAACGGCGTGCCGACCAACGTCATCGGCGTGGTCGGAACGGCATCATGGGGCCCTGTCGGCCGGCCGACGACCGCCGGCACGATGGCCGAATACGCCCAGCAGTTCGGGCCGGTGGTGAACCGCAAATACGATATGGGAACTGCGGTAGCGATCGCGGTCCAGCAGGGGGCGCAGGATTTCGTGTGCGTCCGCGCGACCGACGGCACCGATGTGGCGGCCTCGGCGATTTTCAACGGCACTGCTACCTCGAACTGCTCGTTTACTGCAACTTCGCTCTACACGGGTTCGCTCGCCAACGGTGACGTGCTCACGGTATCTGTCGGCGGCCCACCCGGCACGTACAACCTTACAGTGGTACGGCCTGGTATGCCGGGCGAGCTCTACACGGGCATAACGGGTACCGGCGCCACGTTCTGGGCCAACCTGATCGCAGCCGTGAACACCGGGATTGGTCAGTTGCGCGGCCCCTCACAGCTTGTCGTTCTGTCGGCTGGCGCGGGCGCCAACGCGAGCGTCAGTCCATCCAGCCTTACCCTCCCGATGTCGATGACGCTCGGCTCGGGCACCGGCTCGGTGGCTGGCAGCGACGGCGCCGGCGGCGCGACGGCCACAACGTTGATCGGTCAGGACATCGTCCCGCGCTTGGGTATGTATGCTCTGCGCGGGCAGGGATGCTCGATCGGCGTACTGGCCGACGCGGATACCTCGAGCACCTGGACGACGCAGGACCAGTTCGGTCTTAGCGAGGGCATCTATATGATGCTGATCGGGCCGGCCGGGTCGGTGATCCAAAACGGCAGCGCAGGAACGGTTGATCTCAAGAATGCCGCAGGACTTAATGATTACGCCAGTAAGCTCCTGCATGGCGATTGGATTTATTGGAACGACCAGACGAACAACGTACTGCGGCTGGTTTCCCCGCAAGGCTTCGCGGCCGGGCGTTTGGCCAACCTGTCGCCCGAGCAGTCCGGGCTCAATAAGCCAATCTATTCGGTGGTGGCGTCGCAGAAATCGGGCGTGCCGGGAACCGGGCAGGCCGGTCAGTATGCGTCGGCCGATCTGCAGCTCATGATCGCGAACGGCATAGACGTGATTTGCAACCCGCAACCCGGCGGGTCCTATTGGGGTCTGCGGGCGGGCCATAACTCGTCGACGAACGCATCGATCAATGGAGACAACTACACACGATTGACGAACTATATCTCGGCCAGCCTTGCTGCCGGCATGGGTATCTATGTCGGTCAGGTCATTAACTCGACACTGTTCCAGAACATACGAGCGACGCTACTGGCCTTCCTGCAAAATATGCTCAGCCAAGGGCTTCTGGGTTCGCTTGACGGTAGTACCCCCTTCTCGGTCATCTGCGACGCAACGAACAACCCGCTGTCCCGCACATCGATTGGCTATGTGCAGGCTGACGTGCAGGTGCAATACCAGGGTATCAACGAAAAGTTCATCGTCAACCTGCAGGGCGGTACCACTGTCCATGTGACAACGCAGACGCTCCCGACTGGACGGGTTGGTTCCTGATTGCCACCGTTCCTTAACATTCGTAACCTGATGGAGGCCGGTGGTGTCCGGTACATATAACAATGACTTCTCACTCGGTAATGACTGCCGAGTAGTGCTGATCCTCGGCTCGCTGGGGCGGCTTGATTTTTCCCATGTAACCGCCTTCTCCGCCAACCAACTGGTCAAGAAGCTGCGTTTGCCGGCACTGAACCATCCACCGATCGGCCGCGACGTCCCGGCCGGCTGGGAGGGCTCGTTCGACGTCGAACGCGCCAGCAGCGTAGTCGACGATATGTCGGTCACGCTGGAGGCGATGTTTTGGAACAGGCAGCGCCTTCCGATCGGGCAGCTCTATCAATATCTGAACGAGGTGGACGGGTCAGTGTCCACCTATCTGTTCGAGGGCGTGACAGTGAACCTGCGTAGTGCGGGCACCTTCCATCAGGAACAGACGGTCAAACAGACAGTTGAGTTCTTCGCACGTCGCCGGGTGCGGCAGTAATGGGGGAAGCGATCGTCAACACCGACGCGTCGGGGCGGCGGCTTACACTACGACCCCTCTCGGCACGGGAGCGGTTCGAGCTGTTCAAGGCAATTCCCAACGAGCAGCAGGGCAATCTGTCGTGGATGGGTTGGACACTCGCGGCCTGCAGCGTCCGCGCGATCAATGATGTGCCGGTGCCAATTCCCACCAACGAGAAAGAAATTGCGGCTCTGGTTGCGCAGCTCGACGATGACGGGATCGAAGTCGCGCAACAGTTCATTATAGATCGGCAGAACGAGCGGGCAGCGCGAGCAAAAAACTTACCCGGGACTCCGGCTTCCGAGAATGCCTCTGGCTCGTGAAGAATGGGGTCCCTTACGACGTTGCGTTCGCGATGGATGATGCCGATCGGCTTGCCCACCTGATCGTGTTCGGCGAATACGAAGGCAACCACTGGAACTGGCGACGATTGGCTTGGGAGGAGCGGCGGTGAGAGACTTCGACCTTTCAGGCTTTGCCACGCATCTCGACAATTTGGCGGCGGGCATCACGGCAGAGGAGCGAGTTCTGCTCGATCGCGCCGCACGGGTGATTAAGGCCGAGGCAAAAAGGGCGATTGGGCAGCACCAGAACGAGGTTGGATCCCCGGCATTGGGGGAGGGCGACTTGCTCGACAGCATCGAGCACACGGTCCTTAGAGCCCGCCGAGAAACAATCGCGTCAAAATGGTCGTTGGTTTGGCGAGATGGTGTAATTCCACTCGCCGTGAAACTCATCGCGCGCGATGTTG